CGCACAGTGGATCCTAGGCATTTGATTGCGCATTTGTCTTGAGAAACCATTGAGCAACAAGATGTCCTTGTCTAAGGAAGTTAAGAGCTTCCAATGGACGCAAGCATTGAGAAGAGAATTGCAGAGCTTCACATCAGATGTGAAGGCTGCTGTCATTAAGGATGCAACCAACCTTCTGAATGGGTTGGACTTCTCTGAGGTCAGCAATGTTCAGAGGATCATGAGGAAGGAAAAGAGAGATGACAAAGACCTACAGAGACTCAGAAGTCTCAACCAGACTGTACATTCTCTTGTGGATTTAAAGTCAACATCAAAGAAGAATGTTTTGAAAGTGGGGAGGCTCAGTGCAGAAGAACTGATGTCTCTTGCGGCTGACCTTGAGAAGCTGAAGGCCAAGATCATGAGGTCTGAAAGGCCCCAGGCTTCAGGGGTATATATGGGGAACTTAACAACACAGCAACTAGACCAAAGATCTCAGATCCTACAGATAGTTGGGATGAGAAAGCCTCAGCAGGGTGCAAGTGGTGTGGTAAGAGTTTGGGATGTGAAAGACTCATCACTTTTGAACAATCAATTTGGCACAATGCCAAGTCTAACTATGGCTTGTATGGCCAAACAGTCACAGACTCCGCTCAATGACGTTGTACAAGCGCTCACAGACCTTGGCTTGCTTTACACAGTCAAGTATCCAAATCTTAATGATCTTGAAAGGCTGAAAGACAAGCACCCAGTTCTGGGGGTCATCACTGAACAGCAGTCCAGCATCAACATTTCTGGCTATAACTTTAGTCTTGGTGCTGCCGTGAAGGCAGGGGCAGCCCTGTTGGATGGGGGTAACATGTTAGAGTCAATTTTGATCAAGCCAAGCAACAGCGAGGACCTCTTGAAGGCAGTTCTCGGGGCCAAGAGAAAACTCAACATGTTTGTTTCAGACCAAGTTGGGGACAGGAACCCTTATGAAAACATCCTCTATAAAGTTTGCCTTTCAGGTGAAGGATGGCCATACATAGCTTGTAGAACATCGATTGTGGGGAGAGCATGGGAAAACACAACAATTGATCTCACAAGCGAGAAACCTGCAGTCAATTCACCCAGGCCAGCGCCTGGAGCAGCAGGTCCACCTCAGGTGGGCTTAAGCTACAGCCAGACAATGCTTTTAAAAGACCTCATGGGAGGAATTGACCCCAACGCTCCTACATGGATTGACATTGAGGGTAGATTTAATGATCCAGTGGAAATAGCAATTTTCCAACCACAGAACGGGCAGTTCATACACTTTTACAGGGAACCCGTTGATCAAAAACAATTCAAGCAAGATTCCAAGTACTCACACGGCATGGATCTTGCCGACCTCTTCAATGCGCAACCCGGGTTGACCTCGTCAGTTATAGGTGCTCTTCCGCAGGGGATGGTTCTAAGCTGTCAAGGCTCCGATGACATCAGAAAGCTTCTGGACTCACAGAATAGGAAGGACATTAAGCTTATCGATGTTGAAATGACCAGGGAAGCTTCGAGGGAGTATGAAGACAAAGTGTGGGACAAATATGGCTGGTTGTGTAAGATGCATACTGGAATAGTAAGGGACAAAAAGAAGAAAGAGATCACCCCGCACTGTGCACTCATGGACTGCATCATTTTTGAAAGCGCCTCCAAAGCAAGGCTCCCAGATCTGAAAACTGTTCACAACATTCTGCCACATGACCTAATTTTTAGAGGCCCAAATGTTGTGACACTCTAAGACCCTCTGGGCCTCCCTGACTCTCCACCTCTTTCGAGGTGGAGAGTCAGGGAGGCGCTGTTCTTCAGCGTCTTTTCCAGACGGTTTTTACACCAGGCACCTTAAATGCACCACAACTACAAATTCCTTTGTTGGTTAATCGGTGTGGCTTTGGACATGAGCCACCTTTTATGTGCCTGTGTGTTGGTATTTTGACAAGGTGCAGGAAGATGCTGACTAGATATGCAGATGTGGAAAACATCAGAAGGTCCATCAATGCTAGGGGGGTACTCCCCTGCCTCTTTATGTAATCCTTCCTCAACATCTCTGTAATCATGTTATCGGCTTCCTGTTCGATTTGATCACTGAAGTGGGTCTCATTTAAGTAAGAACCATTGGTGACAAGCCAGCACTTGGGGACACTAGTTTCGCCGGTCTTTGCATGTTCTAGGTACCAAAACTTTGAGTAATTGCAATATGGCACCCCCATCAGATCTCTCAAGTGGTTCCTCATCAGTAGTTGATCTGAAATCAAAGAATTCACTGTTGTTTTGAATAAGTGCAAGGCAGATTCTACGTCCTCTTTGAACTTACTCAAAGCAGCCTTGTTGTAGTCAATTAGTCGCAGCATGTCACAGAATTCGGCATCATGATTTACATTGCATTTCGCAACTGCTGTGTTCCCGAAACACTTAAGCTCTGCAGCAAGAATCATCCATTTGGTCAGGCAATAACCACCTGGATTCTCCACCCCTGAAGAGTCTGACAAAGTCCAGGTGAATGTGCCCGCTAGTCTCCTAGTGAAGAACTTAGTCTTCTCTTGGGAAAGGAGAATCCTGGACATCCCAAAAGGACCTGCATATGTGCAGTGGTTTTCCCAGGTTCTATTTTGTATAATCAGGTATTGGTAACTCGTCTGGCTACACCAGGTGGTCTTGCCATCTGAGCCTGTCCAGCCCCAGCCACTCCTCATGTATTTCCCCCCGAAGGCAGTTCTAAACATATCTAGGACTCTACCTCTGAAGGTTCTACACTGGCTCTGAGCACTTTGTCGATCTGAGAATGTCAAGTTGTATTGGATGGTTATGCCATTGTTGAAGTCGCAGGATACTGCCTTATAGTTGGAGTTCCCTCTGATACTGAGGTGTAGGCTCGAAACTATACTCATGAGTGTGTGGTCAAAGGTCTTTTTGTTGAAGGCAGAGGTCAGATTGCAAAAGTTGTGACTGATGATGGAATCATTGGTGAAGGTCAATTCTAGTCCAGAAGTCCCCATACTGATGTAATGGTGGGAGTTGTTGGCTGAACATGCGTTGGGCATGGTCAGGTTCAGATGTGACATATCAAACTCCACTGACTTAAATTGGTAAACTCCTTTGTAAATGTCGGGTCCCTTAAGACCGTACATGCCACAGGACCTGCCAGCCAGAAGTAGGAAACTGATCAATGCGAATATCCCACAGGTGGCAAAATTGTAGACAGCCTTGATACCCGTGATCACGATAAGCACAATAATGACAATGTTGATCACCTCATCGATGATGTGAGGCAGAGCCTCAAACATTGTCACAATCTGACCCATCCTTCTGTAGGATAGGGCCTGACACCCAGTTGATCTAGAGGAAAGCGCAATCCAAAAAGCCTAGGATCCCCGGTGCG